CGCNTGGATCGGCAGGCACCGGGACGAAACTCGCCTCGTAGGGCATCCAAGACATCGCCCGTGCCACCGGGATGCCGTCCTGCTCGCCTTCGATGCGATAGCTTTCGGCGTCCACCCGGTAGCCGACCGAGGTGTTGCGCCGCAGTTTCTTCACCGCGTCCTGTTTGATCTCCTGCGCCCTCGCGCCCGTGCAAAATTCCACCGCGCCGCCCAGCTTGCGGTCCCTGTTCTCGACGGCCATCAGGCCGATCTGGTCGCCGCCGTGGTTGTCGAGGATGACCAGCCCGTCCGCGCAACGGCTCATGTCGATGCTGGACGGCGAATGGTCGAGGACTTCCCACACGCGCTGATACTGGTCGTTGATCCATGCCATCGTCAGGACGGGTTCCTCGCTCGACACGCTCATGCGGATGATTTGCTTGGACTCTTCTGTTCCAAACGTGTCGCGCACCTCAAAAGTNGCCTCGCGGAACTGCATCGCGCCACGGGCGCGGGCCGGTGACTCGTTAGATTGTTTTTGCTTCTTGTCCATTTTCAGGTTTCTCCACCTTCTGTTTTGCGACCATGTTATTCGCCGCGTCGAAAGGAACGCCGGCGGCAGTTAGCAGCGCGATTGCCGCTTCCTTGCCGATTGACCCGGCGGCATAGTTCTGCATGACTTCCAGCGCCCCCGTGATTTGCGCGCCGTTCAACTGCGGAACGGATTCCTTTTCGTCGCCGGCGACCGTCACCTTTTCGCGGTTCAACTCTTCGATGTTGTCGTCAAAGTCCGTCCCGACATCGGACGCGATCTGGGTGTTCGTCTTCCACCCGTGCGCCACGGCGACCTCGGCCGCCCGCATGTCGCGCATCGGGTCCACCCACATCCAGCGACGCCCGCGAAACTCGTGCTCGGCGAACTTGTCGAACTTCTCCGCCGGGAAGCCGCCGGAGATTTCGGACGCGAGAAACGCCTTGAGCCACATCAGGAAAACGGGGGTCTTGCACTGCGCGATGAAGCGGTTTTGCCGCGCGATCCACATGTCGCGTTCCGAAATGGTGCCGACGCGCACCGACGAAAACGACACGCCGGACCAGTCGTTTGAAAAATTGCTGTATTCGACGCCGAGGCCGGACGAGATGTCCTTGATCATCGTCGCCTTGAACGCGGTCAGTTCGCGGTTCGGATGCTGCGGCGTGTGGAACTCATGTTTCCAGCCGGGAGGAAGGATCTCGTGCTGCCCGCCTGTTTTGTCCTGGAGGAATCCGCCTGCGATGTCCTGGTTGTCCGAATCGACCAAATCGGTAAACGACCCCTCGTCAACGTGGTCGCTTGAATACATGCCGACCGTCATCGCCTCATCCATCGCCGCCGTCAGCTCGGCCTTGTCGTAGGCTTCCAGCATCTTCAGCTTCACCAGCGCCGCGTGGGCCTGCGGAATGCCTCGCGTCTGATCTTCGTCCTCGGGATCGAAGCCGTGAATGACTTGGCTCGCGGGAATCCGCATCAGCGGCCCGCGCTGTCCCTGGTATCCGCTCTGCGGATTGGTCGTGTGGAAATAGTAGGCAACCGTCCGCCCCGTGTTCCTGTCGATCTCCACGCCGCAATACACCGGATTCGACGTGGCCGACGCCTCGCGAAAATAGGTTTCATCGCAGGCGTCCGGCCGAACGATTCGGAACGTGATTCCGTACGGGTTGTCAGCCGCCTGCGGTAGCATGAAGTATTCGCCGTCACGCGCTTCCGTCTTCGCGTTCAAAATATCCATCTCTGCGAGCGTCTTCCGCCCGGTCGCGTCGCACCACGTCGCGTTCGTCGCCGGATCGCGGTGGGAGCAAAACCGCCACCAGTGGCTCTCGATGAAGCGCGATGCCATCGTGTCGAGCCGGTATTCCTTCCCGCCCGGCATCCCGTCGTGCGGCGTGGACTTGAGGCCGAATCCCTCGCCCACCACGTTGATAGCGATGAGCTGGAGCCACCGCCGCATGTGCGGGTTGTTCTTCGCCATCTCGCGGGACCGGCTGCGGATCGTGCCGAGCTGGCCCTTGATCTCCTGCGCGGAGAATCCGCCGTCCCATCCCCACCCGCGAAGGATGCGGTCGGTCTGCGCCGCCGCGAAGGACCGGACGCTCACGCAATTATGCTTGGCGCGGACTGTCGGCACGGCGGCGGGCGTCACGGCCTTGGCCTTGCGAGGTTTGGCGGCGGTTGTCTTCATGCCAGGTTGAACCTCGAGTAGATGACCTTGCGACCGCGCCCGCTCTTCTCCCTCGCAATCATCGAAACGCAGAACGCCCGCAGGCGCAGAAGCTCGTCGATGGTGCGGTAGGACACGCTCATCCCCTCGATGCTCATGCTCCGCTGGTTGCTCGTCCCGAACGACGCGATGGCCGCGTCAACCGAAGTCAGCACGGACTCCCATTGCGAAACCAGCATGGGCGACGCGGTGACGGTGATCGTCCCGCTGTCCACGGCGACCACCTGCGCGACGGCCTCGCCGACGGTCTGCGTGGCGATGGCGTCGAACCGCAGGCCGCCCGTCTTGAGGGTAAGGGTCTGCGCGGATGTCAGCGCGAGCGTCCAGGCGCCGGCCGTGCCACCGGTGCATGAAACGGAAAATGGAGTCTCGGCCGCGAATCGGTAGGCAACCGCCCAGCCGGAGGCCACGGGATACGACGAAAGCGAAACCGCGACACTAACGGTTTCGCCGGCGACCAGAGTTTCGGGCAGTAAGTTTAGTTCGGCCATTAAAATATAGAAGGCCGGATTGGCGTCCGATGTGCACTGGAGCGTTTAAGGTGTTGGCGCTCCGGCCCTCTATATTATGGCGTAACAATAAAAATATCAGCGTAAGCCGCACTCCCGCAATAGGCTAGGTGCGGACTTCTTGAGAATGTTGCGGACTGTTTTCTCGTCTATGTGAAACTGCGTTGCAATAATTCGCAACGGCTGCTTTTTACGCCTCATTATGATAATCATCGGAAGACGTGAATCAATAGACGCGGCTTCAAGCAACGCCGACACCTCGATGGAGTTGCGGGCAATCACCATCTTTCCGGTCGGATCGTGGAGCGTTTCGGACGCGGGCTCGCCGCGTTCGGAACAGGCGACAAGGCACTGGTAGGAACAGAATCCCTCGCCCCACTGGTATTCCGTCAGCGGACGGCGGCAACGCGGATTAGCGCAGATGGCCATTATTACTCCATCCCCACAAGATCGCTCCGGTCATAATAATCAAGCTGATCTCGAAGCCTTTTATATGTGTCCATTGAAAACACGCCTTTTACGGCACCAATTCCGCCGCGCAGCAATATTTCTGTGTAGCAATCTTTTGAATATGGTTTTGTTATTTCAGGCATGGCTTTTCTGTGGCATTCTGGACACTTTACAGGCAACATTTCACCAATTTTATTCAGCTGAATCCCGCACCACTGGCAAAATTTTATCTCGTCATATTTTGCCTGGTTTTCAAATTCTGGGTAGTCAGGAGAGTTCATGTCTGCGGATCTCTATTCCGCACCACCGGCTCCCGCGTCGCCACCCGATCACCACCTCCCGCCGCCAGGCCGGCCGATGAGCGCCCGCCGCACGGGCCGATGGGCGCCATCCGCCGCGCCGCTTCCCACCCCTCCCGCTCCTTCGCTTCCTTTTCCACCGCCAGTTCCGCCTTGCTCTTTTTCCGTTTTCGTTTCATTCGTTCCTGCTCCTTTGTTCGTGATCCATTGCCCGCCCGCATAGACGGACACCGTTTTCTTTCGCTTTGCCATCCCGCCCGTCCCGATTCCCTTGTACGCCGCCAGCGCGAACGCCTGCGCCATCGAGTCCCCGTAGTCGTTTCGCCCTGGAAGTGGAACGAAGTACCACGCCATCCGGTTGCCCATCGGCCGCTTGTCCACGATTTTGTCGCCGCACACCTGCGCCGCGAACTCGCCGTGGTCGCCGGCGAACAGCGACGCCGTACCGCTTCCCCCCGCCTCGCCCAGCCACGCACGCTGCGCGACCTCCTTCCAATAGTCGGAATGCCACGCCACCCACGTCCTCCGCCGGCCATCCTTCATGTCGGTGCAGCCGTGGCACATCTCGCGCACGTCGCCCTTCCTCGCCGTCTTTCCATCCGGCGTGTATGATTTCCATCCGGTACCGCGAAACCCGTGCGCGTCGAGGCCGCACAGCACCGCCGATTCGGCCGCGAACCGAAGCACGCCGTCGAACTGCTTTCCGCCGCAGTCAATGGCCCACGACTCGGGCCGGATCGGCAGGCTCGCCAGCTTGCGGCCATACTCCGCCAGCGCGTTGAACAGTTCGCGCGCGAACATCGGCGCCGGCATCTCGTCCGATATGCTCACCGGCTGGATGCCGTACCACAGCACAGCCGCCGATTGATCCTCGCCGAATCCGACCACCGTCGTCGTGAATGCCCGCGATGGGTTGATGTCTGTCGATGCGTATATCCTCGACACCCACGACGGCCGGTCGTATGGCTTCCTATCGCGGACGGACCGCGCCTGGATGATGGCCGGCGTAAGCGTCCACGGCCCGAGGTGGTCTGCTTCCTCTATCGGCTCCTGCTGGCGCTCGGCCATGAACGCCGTCTCGCCCATCCGGTAGTACATCCGAATCACGCCGTAGAACGCGTCGGGGCACTTCTCGCTCCCGGCAAACGCGGCCGGCGCCGACAGCTCCATCCCGCCAGTCATCGCCTCGCGGTGCGCCTCGTAGAACGCCATATCGTCCCCGCCTTCACGCCACACCTCGG